ATACTAAGAGAGCTAACATGGCTCGTCTTTTAGAAAATCAAGCTCGCGAATTACTTCGTGAGTCTAACACAATGGCTGGTGGATCTGTCGAAGGTTTTGCTGCTGTTGCATTCCCAATCGTTCGACGTGTATTCGCTGGACTTATCGCAAACGACTTGGTTTCTGTACAACCAATGTCTCTTCCAAGTGGATTAATCTTCTTCTTGGATTTCACATTCACCAACTCTCGTTCTGGAAATGTTGCAGGCGAATCAATCTACGGTACTGACCGTGTTGGTTCTGAAGTAACTGGTGGTGTTAACTTGGTTGACGCACGAGGAATTTCTGAAGGCTCTGGTCCACTTCGTGCTGGTGCAACTGGTTATGCATATGGTTCTCCAACTGGATCAAACGCAGAAATCATCGTTGCTTCTATGAAGGTACACGCTGCTTTCAACTTGAACGGAACTGTCACAGATCGTGCAGCAAAATCTATTAGATTTGATGCTGACCTTCTTAACGTCACAGATGGTACTGGTATCATCGTTGTTGATGTGAAAAACAGTGTAATTAAGGACTCAACATCTGCATTCTCACCAGCAGACTTTGATAATCTTTCTGCTTTTATATGGACTATTACGCAAGCAACAGTCGATGATCAGGCAAACACTGCATTGACTCAACTTCGTCGTTTGACTTCAAAAGTTAAAGCCAACGCCACCACTTTGAACGAGGTTGCTACTAGATTCGTATTCACTCAAACCGCAGGAAGTTCCGTGCAAGCTATAGTTACTGCTGATGCAGCTGCAACTGCTGTTTCCGCGGCTGCCGCTCTTAAATTCCCAATGACTGATAATATTATCGCATCATCAACTGCTGGTGGAATTATTGGTGCTCAATTGTGGGGACTTGAAAACAATATTGATATCCCTGAGATCGACATCAAGGTAGACAGTATCGCTATTACAGCACAAACCAAGAAGTTGAAAGCAAAGTGGACTCCAGAATTGGGTCAAGACTTGAACGCTTACCACAACTTGGATGCTGAAGTAGAATTGACTTCTATCCTTTCTGAGCAAATCGCTCTTGAATTGGATCGTGAAATCTTGGCTGACCTTGTAAACGGCGCAACTGCTGCGACTTACTACTGGTCTCGTTCACCTGGTTTGTTTGTAAACCGTGAAACTGGTGCTGAGCTTGGCGCAACTTCTGCTGCTCCTGACTTCACTGGTACTGTATCTGAATGGTATGAAACTTTGATCGAAACTATCAACGACGTTTCTGCACAAATCCATCGTAAGACTTTGCGTGGTGGTGCTAACTTCTGTGTCGTAGGACCTGAAGTTGCAAACGTTTTGGAATTCACAGCTGGTTTCCGTGCGAACGTTACTGCTGACGCTGACAAAGGCGACATCGGTGCTGTTAAGGTTGGTTCTTTGAACCGTAAGTTCGACGTTATCGTTGATCCTTACTTCCCACGTAACGCAATCTTGGTTGGTCGTAAAGGTTCTTCTTTCTTGGAAAGTGGATATGTTTACGCTCCATATGTACCATTGCAAACAACTCCTACCATCTTTGGACCTGAAGACTTCGTTCCTCGCAAAGGTGTTATGACTCGTTACGGTAAGAAAATGGTTCGTCCTGACATGTACGGTCTTGTTATCGTTCGTGGATTAGCAGGCGAGTCTGGATCCTAATTTAACGATCTAGAAAAAAAGAGACCCTCGAACTTCGGTTCGGGGGTTTTCTATTTCTAGATACTATTTAATAAGAAACAAGGGCACCTTTGCCCAAGATCATATATTTTAAGGAGATTATATTATGGCTAAAGTAGCAAGAGCGGCAAGAGTCGCAAGTCGTCAAAGAATTGAGACATTGGGCAATGGTGCAAGTGCCCCAACAGCGAAAAACATCTCATCAGCAGAAACTGGTGAACTTTACTTGATTGATCACAACACTGGTGCTGACCTGAGTATCGTTTTACCAGCAATGCAAGATGGTGCTTACTTCAAGTTTGTTTGGAAAACTGCTGCTGTAGATGATGCTGCAGATGTTGTCTTTACAAGCACCGAAGGAGCAAACGGCGATTTTGCTGGTACTATTATAGAGTATACAGAATCCGCCACCGACGGTGCAGTAGCCACAGAAACTGCTTCTGGAACTGCAAAGACGCTACGTATTGGATCTTCTTCCGATACACAAATTGGGTCTTGGGTTGAGTGTTTCTGCGATGGTACTAAGTGGTATTGGACAGGATGTCAAGTTGCCGCTGCTGTTGGTACTGTTGTATTTTCATAATAACAAGAGGTGATTAATGGGTCGTAGATCAAAAAGAAAAAAGCTTCTATTACGCAAACACCGTCTTTTGGGGATCGAGTTAGATCCTCAAGAGGCTCGTCGTGTAGGGCTTGGTCATATCGTTGACCAACAAGAAAGAATTAAGGCAGAAGTTGCAGAAACAATCGAAGAGGTTGTTGATGTAGTTCAAGAGGCAGTAGAGCAAACCATCGAAGAGGTCAAAGAAGTCGCACAGAGGACTAAGAAGACCGCTAAGAAGGTAGCAAAAGTTGTTGAAGAAGTAGTCGAAGAAGTAATAGAGACTGCTACCGACATAGTTGAAGAAGTCAAAGAGGCTGTTGAAGAAGTTAAAGTAAAAAAGACATCTCGCAGACGCTCTAGAAAATCTACTAAAAAGTAAAATAATTAAGTTTCATTTTAACCTCCTTTCCTCTGAATACCTTGGTGTTCGGAGGTTTACTTTAGATTAAACTATTTACAATGACGGAGGGTTTTATATGTCATTTCCTGATCTTACACCAACATCGACATTATCAGCTATTGTGTTAACCGAAAGGGGAACAGAGGCTGACGTTGTCGACTCTTTAGCAATTGGCTATTACACATCAGATGCTTTTTTATCAGGAGCTGCGGCTCAAGTAGCATTCACATATAAGAGACTTGGTGGAGACGTTCTTGATATCGAGATCACAAACAAAAACGTCTATAATCACTACGAGGAAGCCTGTTTAGAGTATTCCTATATCGTGAACCTACATCAAGCACGGAACGCCTTAGGGAGCGCCCTAGGAGGCCCTACAGGGTCTTTTGATCACAAGGGCGAAGTATCCGGATCAGACTCAGTATCTCTTAAGTATCCCAAGTTCCAATTTGACTATGCCTTCAGAGCTGCCGATAAGTTTTCAACAGAAGCAATGGTGGGTGGTACCCAACCAATCTACTCAGCATCCTTTGCTAGAGTTGCGCAGCAACAAGATTATGACCTTCAACATGTCGTGTCCAGCTCTCAAGCAGGAACCCCTTGGGAAGGAATGGACAATAAAAGAATTAAAATCAGACAAGTATATTATGTATCTCCAAGACAAATGTGGAGATTTTACGGATATTACGGTGGCTTAAATGTTACTGGTGATATGCACGGCTACGGACAATATGCAGATGATTCATCATTTCAAGTAATACCGCCTTGGCAAAACAAACTCCAAGCTATACAATATGAAGATCACTTGTATACAAGAACATCTCACTACTCATATGAATTAATTGATAATAAATTAATATTATATCCACCACCAGACAGTGTCTCTCCAGAAACGTTCTGGTTTAGATTTACTGTTGAAACTGGTAACGAAGCATTCACTACTGGTTCATATGACTCTGGCGTTGACGGAGTCAACAACATGAATACTATGCCAATGGAGAACATCCCCTTTAACAAGATTAACTCTATCGGCCAACAGTGGGTTAGAAGGTTCTCCTTAGCGCTCTCTAAAGAGACCCTAGGGCAAGTTAGAGGTAAGTTTGGGGGTAGTATACCTATTCCTGGAGACACGGTCTCCTTGAACGCCTCAGACCTTCTAGGGCAAGCTTCTAGCGAACAGCAGACATTAAGAGAAGAACTCAACAAGCAACTTGATGAAATGCTCTATGCTAAGATTGCCGAGACAGATAAAGCAATGGTGGACAACATGGACGCAATCGTCTCAAAGACTCCGCTAAAGATTTTTGTGGGGTAATCTAGATGGGTAAATGGGAAAGACCAGCACAGCCTCCTGCACCTTTATTCTTAGGTGAGAAAGAAAGGAACCTTGTAAAGCAAATTAATGACGAGATCATTGAGAGAGTTGTAGGTCAACAAGTCCTATACTTTCCAATTGATGTTGACAACACAGAATTCCATCCATTATATGGAGAGGCAATAGAGAAGACCTTTTTGCATCCAATAAGAGTTTATGCTCTGGTTACCTATAATGGTGTTGAGACAACCGACTTAGAGAACATCGCACTCGACAAGTCAACAAAGATTACCGTCAACTTCCATAAGAGAAGATTGACTGAAGATCAAAACCTGTTTGTCCGAGAAGGTGACTTTGTAAGGTTTGGATCTATCTACTATGAGATAGTCAAGCTAAACGAGCCCAAGCTTCTCTTTGGACAACCAGAGAGCCGGTTTGAGATATCAGCTGACTGTATAAGAGCAAGAGACGGAGTATTCAATGCAGGATAGTCAAGTTCCAGAAGTACCATCAACATTAGAAAATATCGACACTGCTGTGTTTAGATTTGTTGATGAGACACTTAATGCCCACGTACGAACGAATCAAGGAATTGAGAAGGTTAAAGTACTGTGGTTTGGATCAGAAAGAGCTTATCAAGTTAAGAACAATAAAGACTTGAGAGATAGTGTTGGCAAGTTGCGCTTACCAATCATCACCGTGGCTCGAACTGGTGTATCGAAAGATGATGCCTTCAAAGGCTCTGTTCAATCTGAACAACTCGAGAACAACAAGATTACAGTAAAGAGAATTATCAAGCAAGACAAGACTCAAAACTTTAAGAACGCTGATCGACGTAGAGAGAGTGGAGATAATACTGGTCCAACAACTTCAAAGAAAGTTGTCTACGAAACAATATCAATCCCAAGACCTGTATATATCGCTTGCACATTTGAAATATTTATCCGAACAGAATACCAACAGCAAATGAATCAGATCTTACCTCTCCTTATTTCCGAGAGAAAAAGAAACTTCATCGTTCAAAACGGCGGATACAAATATGAAGCATTTATCGACTCGGACTTTGGTACGTCAAGTTCCGGTAACCTTGGGGAAGAGGAAAGAATATTCACAGCAAAAGCAACCATTAAGATCCTTGGTTACTTAACAGGGAATGATCATAATGATGACGAACCTTTCATTCAAAGAAAGGAGTCGGTGGTTGAGGTCAAGATTTCCAGAGAGCGCGTGATTGTTGGAGATAGTAAACCTTGGGATAAGTCGGGTGAGAAATTTAGAGATTTATGACTTTGGGCTTTTATTTAACTATTTACTAGGAAAATAATATTTTATTAGGAGTAAATTAATGCCTACCAAGTTTGACTTTGCGTCTCCCGGAATTGAGCTGAGAGAGATCGACCAATCACAAGTAACCCTAGTACCTGAAGAAGATGGATTGCTTCTCATCGGTAGATCTAGAAAAGGGCCCTCAATGAAACCTGTCAAGGTTAACAGTTTGGAAAACTTTATCGAAGTTTTTGGAAGACCAATGGATGGGGTTAAGAGCCAAGATCCATGGCGAGAAGGTAATACTGGTGCTCCATCATATGCTGGCTATGCTGCTCAAGCCTATTTGGCTGCCGGAGTTGGCCCTGTTAAATTCCTTCGCTTAGCTGGAATTAAAGAAGCTGGTGCATCTTATGAAGCTGGTTGGAGTGTCCCTCAGAATAACCTTGGAACCCCAATCGGCAGCGTACCCGCAGTTGAATCTGCCGTTGGTATCTTTGTCGCAGAAAACACAAACCCTGCTACTCAAGCTGCTTCTGTTACCGTTACCGTTACAGATGCT